CCATCATACGCCTTTGAATTATTGTATATGGGTAATCAGGCCACTGATTGGCTATATAGCCGCGAATAAAAGCGTCCGTTCTGCTCACATCCATGAATTTATCAAAGGGTCTTGTATCGCCAGATTGCTCATATGCCCTTTTGTGGCTCTCAATTTGCGCTGGTGTAAACGTGAGAACCAAATCTTGTTTAGCCTTTTTATACGCAGGAGATAATGAGGGTGCGGCATGTAGCATTTCCCCAAATATTGCGTCCTGTAATTTCTTGCCTTGTAACGCCGGATTGTAAATCTCCATTAAGAATCCCTTAGTCGGGCTATCTTCTGGATGGTAAAACTCTAATTGACGGTCATCGCCCTCAAACAAAGAAATCATATCCCGTTTGTCAGAAACCTCAATGCCCTTAAATATGGGAAAGTCCTTAAATATTTTATCAGCTATTAACTGAGCCTCATTCTCCATACGGATTAAACAACGATCTAGCTACGCCGCCCTCTCTTTGCTGCAAGTCTACATTGCCATATCGGGGCGCAGGGCTATCCCCACGCTCCATTCTTAAACTAGGCAATGCCCCCCATAAATGCTTGTTAGATAATTCAGCATAGAACTGATCCACCGTTTTTATCGGAGGTGGCGGGGGTGGCCCGACAGGTCGCGCTGCTTGGCGGGGTTTATCATCTTCTTTGTAAAGGTAATAATTTTCAATTGCGTCTTTTTCTCTGGCTTTACGAGCCTCAGTTCTTCTTGAGTATCCAGAGTGACGGCCCCCAACATTTTCTTTTAAACCAAGACCAATAGCAATGTCATTGCCCATTGCTCCCACCATATCGCCAGCCCTTTGCTGACCGCCACTTATAGCACTCATAATTGCACCAATAATCATCAGGCTTTCCCCGCTTTCTTGTTGCGCCTAATTGATCTATTAGTCGCTCTGCCAACAGAACGCAAATTCTTAGGACTGTTATCCCTTGGATTACCGTTCTTGTGATCTACGTCCTTGCCATCACCGCGCTTGGCTTTGCCAGCCCTCTCCAACAAAGAACGAGCCTTCTTACGCGCACGATTATCAGCCATCCTCTTAGGTGACTTGTCATACTTACCCTCGCCACTCATAGAGTAATCGCGGACGTAATTAGGACTGCTTGGCATTGGACTTCTTCTTCTTAGGAAAGCCAGCTTTCATGTTCTTATAAGCCTTGTCACTGACAGTTGACTTAGCCTTAGAACGACTTGTTCCCGCTGCCTTGCGCTTATTAATGTTGCGATACAAACTCATTTAACACTTCCACTTCCTTAATGCTAAAGCCTTCCTAGTAGGCCGACCCTTTTCATCTTTCATTGGCCCCTTAACGCCACCCATACGCGCACAGAAAGAACGCTTCCTTGGGCCACCTTGAGGCTGAGGTGGTTTTAAATTAGCACCCTCTTTGTTTTTAAAGTAACGCCTACCAGCTTCGTTTAATCCACCAGAAGGACTTTGATACTTCTTAGCAACCATACCTTATTCCCTTATACCTCAGCATCCTCCACATCCTCCATAGCCTAAGCTAAGAAAAAAATAAAACGCACAAAGGGGTTAATTGACCAATTAAGAATCATGTCAACCTGATATAATTCATCTTTTTTGAATTATACCACGTAGACAGTTTTTTTACTCTGATGGAAAAAAATGAGGGAGGTTGACCACATGGAGATAGTAATGAACAAGTTTTAACCCCCCACCCCCCAATGACCGACATTGCTGGGCGATGGGCTGGGGAACCACTAACACCAAGCTAGGACAAATCTATCGACACTCGGATGTCGCCAGCAATCTGAACCTGTGATCTATCTATAGGTTTGAATCCCGCACGATCTAGAATGTCCTTACTAGCCTCAAGCTGCACATACTCAGACTTAGCACCCGAAGCGAGACTAGCAACCCTAGCAGCAGCCAACGTAGCGTTCAAACCCATAGTCTCAGTTATCCTCACCATCATGTACTCCTGCACATGAGGCAACCGTAACGTCTTGGAAGCACTCACTCTTCCAGATTCACCTGCTGCATATCCTGCCTTCTCAGCCGCAGCTTTAATACTACACCCTTCAGCTACGAGTGTATCAACCAATGCGCTCTGCCTTCTGGTCAGTTTGCGTTGTTTCGTTAGTTCCTTCATCACTACCCCCTCTGTATCTCCCCCATCTTTGGCGTCTAAATAAACCCCATGTCAATGCACAAATGATTGCTGAACCGCAACCATGTTACTCCGTAAGGGCCACTATTCGTGGAGAACCATGAGTTCATCATGGGGATGACAATCTGATCTCAGATTGACCAGACAATGGCTTGTCCCATTGATGACATAATCGTCTTGCCGATTAACCACAACAATCCCTTGTGAGATTGATCCACATAATCTTCTTGCAGATTAATCACGCTGCCCAGATCAAATGTAAATGACAACTAACACCAATTGCCGCGCGTATCGCCGCGCACCCCTCACTGGCGTGTAAGAGAGCAAAAGTCCCTACAATCCTCAAAGGCAGAAGTCCGTCATAAAGCACAACAAAATAACCCACTGTCATTTCGACTTTTTGTGCTGCCACACCCAACGGACACCGCAATGACGGACGTTGCATCCTGCGGATAGGGCAGTACGCTACATCCTATGCGGTCTCCTTATGGGCGTGGGCAAGGGCACAAGTCGAAAGACAGATGGGTAAGATTTATTAACAACAAGCAACAGCCAAGACTACTACGGTGAGCAAGGCAATGGCCCTCGCAGTGGGCCATACAGTCTCCGAACTGTAATCGGCAAACAAAGATGTGTTTGATCCCTCTTTATGAAAACAGCATCGGCCCGTTATGCGCTCTAGCAGGGTCTGCGGATGACGAGCTTATGCGTAACCACTGGAATCACTAATCCACTCCCGACTTTTCTGAAGAAGAAAAGCTCGTCCATTCCTTAGTGCTTCTTGTCGGCAACACTCGCCACCTTGCCAGCCTGCTAGGTGCACTGTGGCACATTATGTAATATATATATGAACCCCCGTGGGCATTAAAACCCCGTTGGGCCACTTACAAAATGCACCGTCAACCCCCAAATGGCTTCTTACCCGAAGCCATGATCGTGAAGAACGATCTCACAACTGGGGGTCGGGGCCTATCACAAAATGTACGCAAATCAGAACCTGACGCAGCATCACATTTCATGCCTCCGATAGTACAGAAGAAAACCATCGGGATGTGACGCAGCATCAGAACCAAGAGTGATTTCCCCACATTTTCTGTCGCGTTGCTTAGACCCCTTGACCGTTCCCTCGACGCCGACACGCTAAGAGTGCGGTCGGCAAGTCTTCAGTGCGATTTTGAAAGGCGGCAAGCATCGGTTGTAATGCACACAGTTCCATAAGACATTACATAACTTTAATCGAGGAAAGCAAAATGGCACAATCTATACCATACACTTGCCAACAATTCGGCATCATCAGAGCGATGGAGAACGGTATCATCCCTTGGGAAGATCAATACCAGTTCATCGCAAACACCAAGTTCAGAGTTTGCGACCTAACCAACGAGACTGACGGCTTGCTGCAAGACTTAGCGCAATGGGCTTGTTGCCGAGGTTTCAAAGAAGCCGAGATCGAAATCACCAAGATCATCCAACTGCTGCATACCTTAAAGGACGAGGCAGCAATAAACGAATGGGAACATGACCACGACTAAGGTTTGCCGCTACTACGGTGAACAGTCTCTAGCCCCTACCAAGTAGAAAGGACAGTGGTAGGGCAACTCACTTAACACAAACTTAACCTTAAAAAGAAATGGAACTAACAAATGGAAAATACTAAAAAACAGCTTATGGCGCAAGTCACTCTACACCTAGAGCAACTCACTAAAAATGAAATCAAGCTCGACAAACAGCGTGACCACATTCTCGCTCTCGAAGAAGAACTCACCAACATTAAACGTGAGAGCATAGCTGAACTCTACGACAGAATGATGCACCAACTGTCCCAAACCGTATATAAAGTGGCCTTCAACGGCGACATGCGGGAGGACGATCTAGGATGGCTTGCCCAAGTACAGATCAGCCAGAAACTCCTAGACGGATCGTACTTCCTGCTAAACGGATACCAGCCCAAAGACGCTAACAGGGACAGGAAACAGGGCTTAATCGAACGGGCAGACAAAGCTCATAAGGCAACGCAAGACGCGATCAATGGACGCCGCCCCTTTAGGGAACTCGCAGAACAGACAGCGGCTCTCAAGGCTCTAAGTACCACAGTCCAACAACTAGACGCAGCAACAAGATCAAGACTGTTCGGCATGACAGGTAACACCGCTCTCGCATACGGTGAGCCTAAGATTGCAGCAGCAAAGGCAGCGCACAATCTACCACAGCAACGGGCAGAGGCCACAATAACAGACGAAGAAGCCGCACAACTCAAAGCATTGGGCTTCGAAGTAGACGCCTCAGCGACACTATCAGACGAAGAGTTTGCAGCCAGAACCCGTCTGAACCAAGCCGCAGACAAAGACATGCAAGCGGCTAACGACATAGTCAAAGGAGAAGCCGACCAGAAAGTATCATAAGACGGAACACCCCTGCGGCAACGTGGGGGTGACACACTAACCTAAACAATCAGTCAAACTAAAAAGGAAAAACACCATGGCATTAATCGGAAGCGGACATAAAATCCCACGCAGAATCACAGTAGCAACCAGACTAGACCGCCAAATCAGAGCAGACGTACCAGTACCAGACCCAAAGCAAAAAGCGTCAATCTGGAACTTCATCGACGAAATGAGAAGCGGTGAAAGTTTCCTAGCTTACGGCGAGAAAGAAAGA